AGACAAAATAATTAAATTTGCTAAAAAACTTGACGGCGTAAGTTACTCATCAGACACCATAAAATATACAACGGCTCTTTTTCCAGAAATGGTTTATAAGAATGATGATTCTCATGGTGATCTTGGCAACTATCAAGATAAAGACGATAATGGGAAAAAAGGAAAAGCGGGAAGTCCTAAACCAAAAGCGCTTGCAATGGCAAAAATGGTGTCTTCATGTGGTGTATTCGTTCGTGGTTGTCTTATAGCGGGTGGTGCCGGAGAAGATAACTTCTTTACAAAAGAATATGTTGCAGGTAGTGCATTAAGTGGTCTTATATCGATAGCTAGAAGACGAAATGCGATACTTTTTGATAGAACAAAAGGTGATAAAATTTTGCCGCCCTTCAAAAAAGGAGATTTTATAATCGTCGGCGACAAAGATGGACCTCCTTATCCATTTCACGCCGAACTTGTTCTTGAAGACTTTGATGGTGAAATGGGAGCCAAACTTGAAGGTATAGGTGGCGGCGCTCTTGACGAAGATAATCCGACAGCAGACGGTTCGTTTTATGGATCACTTATTGTTAGTACGACGTATAAATTTGCAATAAAATCAGAAGGATCATATGTTAACACACCTTTTGCAGGACCACAGAACGATAGTAATAGTGTAAGCAAACTAAGACCTATTTTGGCTGTCATTGATAGCGAGAAAATTATAGAGAATAGTTAAATTTTTTCTTCAATATTTATTAATATGGGAAATTTTAATTTTCGAAACGTTGGTAAAACGTCAGAACAACTTACGAACAACGCAAATAGTGTACCAACATCGCCTCAACCTTTCGGAATTAAAACACCATTACGCGAAGGGACAAAATACATATTCGAAGTTTCTTATTCTATAAAAGATCAAGTCGCGGATAATTTAAGAAATCTCATTCTCACAAATTATGGTGAACGTCTTTGTTTATATAATTACGGTGCAAATTTACGTCCTCTTCTGTCAGAGTATACTAGTCTTGATGATTTCGATGCATCGGCTACGTCTCGAATTTCATCTGCTGTCGGACTTTGGATGCCATACGTTTCATTAAATTCGTTTGTTTCTAGTGTAGACAAAACAAAAACGAATGGTAAGATCAATGCAATAAAACTAATGATTACATATGATGTTCAAAACTTGGGAATTAAAGATGCGTTACTCGAAGTGATATTGTATGTTCCATAGTGTGTAGATAAATTTAACATATGATATTATAAATTAATGTCATATCAAAATAAACGAATTAAATTTTCAAGTAAACTTTTTTGTAAAACTTACATAAGTAAAGTTACGAACGAAACAGTTTATCCTCTTCTTTGGAGAAAAGACTATGTAGATTTTATGCGTAAGAAAAATGGATATATTGTCTATAAAATTACGTGTAAAATAACAGGTTTGTGTTATGTGGGATTTACATATTTGACTGTTCAACAAAGATGGAACGGACATTGTAGAGGTGATGTTACAAAAAGTAATAAATTTTGTAATGCAATAAATGAATACGGAAAAGAAAATTGGACGTTAGAAATACTAGAAACTTTTGATACAGCTTTTTTTGCAAAAGCTTATGAAATTTATTGTATTAGACAAAATGATTCTATTAAAAATGGTTATAATTCAACAGAAGGTGGTGATGGCACATATGGTTTACAAGCAATGCTAGGAAGAGAATATACAGACGAACATTGCAACAACATAAGTAAAGCTCTTAAAGGTAAACCTCATGGTCCTATGACACAAGAACATAAAGATCAAATTAGTCAAACAATGAAAGGTGTACCAAAATCGTTCGAAACTTGTCTTAAAATAAGTAAGTCAAAACAAGGAGTTTCTCGATCGGTTGAAGTTAGACAAAAATTGAGTGATATAAAAAAGTCAAAATCTATAAAAATTGTTGATATAAATAAAAATTATAAAAAATTTGGTAAAAGTGTTATACAATGTGATCACAACGGAATCGAACTAAATCGTTATAAATCTATCATGGAAGCAGCTGGAAAATCTGGAGAAAATCGTACACTTATTTCTAGATGTTGTAATGGAATTTATAAGTTAGAAACAAAATTTATTTGGAAATTTGTAACTGACGAAAATAATCAATAACAAATAACATTCTATATTTAAGAATATAGAATAAATGGCTTTAAAAAATACCGTCATCAAAGAACAAAGACAAAGAAAGTATTTAGCTAGAGATTTTGACAGCTTTAGAGCACAACTTGTTACGTACGCGCGCAGGTATTATCCCAATACACTTCAAGATTTCACCGAGAACGGTCTCGGCGGGTTGCTAGTGGACCTAGCTGCTAACGTAGGAGACAATCTCGCATTCTACCTCGATCACGTGAATCAAGAACTTGATCCCGCGACAGCCGTGGAAGACCGCAATATCGAAAGACACTTGCGCAATTCTGGTGTCACAATAACTGGTGCTTCACCGGCAAACGTGGTTGTACAATTTTACATCCAAGTCCCATCAGAACAAGTAAACTTTACGATGCAACCCCAGACCTCCGCGTTGCCTATTATCAAAGCCGGTTCAAAATTTTCTGCCGATAACGGTACTATATTTATGCTTGTCGAAGACGTAGATTTTCGTAAGTTAAAGAGCGATGGCACGCTTATTGCTACACAAAAAATAGGTAAATCTACGAGTACGGGTGATATACAAACGTTTATTTTAGTCGCAAGTGGTACGTGTGTTTCTGGTCAAGAAACGACAGATACATTTACAATAAACAATACATTTATACCGTTTCGTAAGTTAACATTAACAAATCCAGATGTCACACAGATCATCTCTGTCAACGATAGTTACGGAAATGAATACTATGAAGTTTCAGCGTTAACAGATGACGTCGTGTACAAAAATATGCCAAACGTCAGAGACGATGTCGATGATGTACCTGAAGCAATTCAAATTATACCAGCACCTTACAGATTCACTGTTGACGTAACCTTAAATAACAGAAAATCGACACTTACGTTCGGTGGAGGAAATGTAAATACTGTTGAAGATGATATAATACCGGATCCATCAGAATTTGCAATAAATTTCAAATATCGACGTACGTTTTCTAGACAAGCGATTAACCCGGCGAAGATGTTACAAACAAAGACGCTTGGAACGGCTACGACGAACACAGAATTAACTGTTTTGTATCGTTATGGTGGTGGATTAGATCATTGTGTTGGAGCAAATGAAATTCGTTCGATTGAAACTTTGATAATGGAATTTCCCAATAATCCATCTTCAGTTGTGGCATCTCAAATACGACAATCTGTTGAAATTTCAAACTCATTAAAAGCCGTCGATGGCGAAGATGCACCATCTGTCGACGAATTAAAGTTTTTGATACCTTCTGCAAACGCGTCACAAGAACGTTCAGTCTCTCGTCCAGATCTACTTGCAAGAGTATTTACAATGCCTTCAAATTTTGGTCGTGTGTATCGAGCGGCAATTAGAAAAAATCCAAACAATGTTTTAAGTACACAATTATTTGTTGTTTCGCGCGATTCAGACGGTATGTTAACCCTGTCATCAGATTCTTTAAAACTAAATTTAGTGAAGTATTTAACACCCTATAGAATGATAAATGATGCAGTTGATATACTCGACGCGCAAATAATAAACTTACAGACAACTTTTGAAGTTGTAATTGACCCAAACTTAAATAAGTCTCTTGTTCTACAACAAGTAATGTTACAGTTGAAAGAGTTTTTTAGAGTTCAACATTTTTATATTGATCAACCCCTGATTCTGTCAGAAGTTCGTAATAATATAACATCAATACGTGGTATAATATCGTTAAATTCTTTGACTGTGTCAAACGTTACAAATGTTTTCAATGGTAGAACGTATAATTCGAGTGTATATGACATTCAATCAAACACGATAAAAGACATTATTTTTCCTCCTGAAGGTGGGATTTTTGAAATGAAATATCCAGACGTTGATATCGTTGGATATGCAATTTAAAATTGAGTTTATCCATAAAGAAATCACATTATATATTTACAATATAGATAATGTTTAAAATTCTAAATGCATCAAAAGACACGTATATTACAAACAAAATAATAAATGGTGTTGCGTCCGTCAATTCAAATGTTGGAAAGGCATCCACACTCGATTTATATAAATTGTATGGCGAAAATACGTCAGGAAGTTTAAATCAACCCGTTGTTGAATATACAAGATTATTGATTAAATTTGACTTATCTACATTACGAACTCTAATTTCACAAAATAAAGTTGATGTTACATCACCGTTATTTAATGCGCAACTTGTTCTTTTTGATGTTTATGGTGGTCAACCAACACCAGAAAATTTTACGATAAAAATTTGTCCTTTATCAAAATCATTTGATGAAGGTAGAGGAAAAGACATTGTACGTTATGCTGATCTTGATGCATGTAATTTTATAACGGCATCTTATCCTAATAATACTTGGTTACTTCCCGGCGCAAACATGTCAGGTTCAGTTCCAACAGCTTGTGATTTTTATACAACATTATCAAACGTAAATGATTTAATTGCAACACAGTCGTTTACAACGGGTGAAGAAAATTTATGTGTTGACGTAACAAAAGCAATAAGTGCATCACTCTATGGATCTATTCCTGACGAGGGTTTTCGTATATCGTTTAATGATGTTATTGATAATGATAATCGTACATATTTTGTTAAACGTTTTGTTGGAAGAAATGCTTATAATGAAGATTTGCATCCACGACTCATAATACGATATGACAGTTCTATTCAAGACGATTCACAAATCCTGGAACTAGATTACACAAATAACATATTTTTATACAATTATCATTTTGGTGCATTACAAAATTTATCTTCTGGATCATCAACATTAACTGGTTCAAATTGTGTTCAATTAAAATTATTGACGCCTATTTCTGGTGGATATTATGAATTATTATTTACAGGTTCACAATATTCGCAAGGAATAAATAATATCGTTGGTATTTATTCTGCATCTGTGTTTGTGCCTTCAACCAATACACACGTTAAATTAAAATTACAACAAACCGGTTCAATTGATTTTACACCCGTTTGGTCTTCGTTAGATAACTCCGTCACATTCGTGTCTGGCACAACTTTAACGTTTCATGAACCGCTAAAGTTGTCTTATAAAGTAGATCATAACCAATATGTTGTTACAACGTCGGGAATACGAGCGACACATAAAACAAATGAAAACATTGTTATTCGTATCAATATTTTTGATTATACATCACCTTTAATTAAATTTGTAAAAATGCCTATTGAACTATCGGGGAAAGTGTTACGTAATGTGCATTATCAAGTTCGTGATAGTCAAACAGGAGATGTTATCATTCCATTTGATAAAATTTATAATTCTACAAGAGCGTCAAGTGATAACAAGGGTATGTATTTTGAACTAGACACGTCGAACCTTAAAAATCAACGTTCGTATGTTATCGATATAATGATTTCTACACAAGACAATGATTACATTTATAAAAATGTTTCAAATATTTTTCAAATTAATAACTTAAATTAAGATTATGTTTAACATTCCTACAAAAACATTTGATTTACCATCATTTTTGCAAGCGTCATTAATGGGGAATAGACCTGTTCGAGCTAATTTACAAGACGTTATTACATCAAATATAGAGAGCACTTCTTCGTTTCAATTTAGTGCTCGTGGTGCAGGATTAAAATCTAGTCAACAATTAAATGTTGACTGGTCACAATTTGAAAATCATTGCTTTTTAATGAGTGCAGAAGCTCTTGTCAATATTACGTTTGATCAGATCATAAATAATTACCCATTTGATGGTACAAAAAAAGATATAGAAGACTTTTTTGATCAATTGACGGGGTTTGAACGTTGGACTTTTGATCAATTTCCAAAATACAAAGGATCATTACATTTTCAAGGAACGACTCCATACTTTCCAAGTAGACCTGGAAATTGGATACAAGTAAATGATAAAGCAGGTTCACTTTTTCCAGAATTATCAAAAAATAATACTGGAAAAAATATTTTAAATCCTGACAATAAATCTTTTAGCATAGAAACACATATTTTTATACCACAAGAACAAAATTTTACTAACGTTATTTGTCAAAAAATTAATTCTCAATCTAATTGTGGGTTTACTTTATATTTAAATTCTGCTGGTGCTAGTGTCGATCCAGATTTAAGATTTGTTTTAACTTCTGGATCAACATTTTTATCAACCGCGGCAAAAATTCATAAAGGACAATATAATCATATTGTTGCATCAATTGATAAGACAAAAACGGCTACGTCTTTGTTATTATTTAATAATTTTGAACAAATAGCCAATAGTACTAAACAAATTACGTTTGAACAACTTGATTTTAACAATGAACCCTTATACATTGGAAAGGGTGTTTCGTGGTATGAAGGTGTAACTACAATAACTCCATTCACAACGTTGTCAGGTTCATTAGATGAATTTAGAATTTTTCATTCTCTACGTTCAGTAGAAGAACAAGAATTGTATCATCAAAAATCAATACCAGCGTCTGACGATTTAAAGTTGTATTTTAAGTTTAATGAGCCTCCACCTTTGCTTGTAAATGATATTTCAAGTTCCATTAACGCGATAGTTCTAGACAGCTCAGGTAACAGTCTACATTCATTGATTGAAAATTTTACTGGTTCATTACGAATTAATAATGCAAATGATGTACATTCATTAATGTTATATGAACATGATGATTTATCTCCTATCTTGTTTCCAGCGCATGCCGACATCGCTCTTTTAAATCAAAATTTACTAACTAGCGCTTCATTATACGATGAAGCAAATCCAAACATAATTACAAAATTAATTCCTGAACATTGGATATTACAGGGACAATCATATGAGGGATTTAATACACAATTTGGTAATATTCAAAATGCATATGCTGGTTCAGGATTGCCCGGTCAAGGTGAAATTGGTTCGACACATTTAATTTTATCATTTTTATATGTTTACGCACGCTTCTTTGATGAATGTAAAATTTTTATTGATCAATTTGAAAATATAAATCATGTGTCATATGACGATTATGAAACTACACCAAATATGTTTCTAACAAACTTGGCGCAACGGACTGGTTTATCTTTGCCACCTCTGTTTAATGACTCAACAATAGAGCAATATGTATTCGCCGAAAACATAGATAATCAAATAAATACGCAAGAATTATCGTTACGTAATGTTCAAGATGAATTATTAAAAAGAACATTGATTAATATGCCAAAGTTAATCAAGTCTAAAGGTACATTATACGCAATAAAAGCATTTTTACGTACCCTTGGAATTGATCCAGAAAACAGCGTAAGAATACGTGAATTTGGTGGACCAACAACAAAAAACTTAGATTTTGTTAGAGAAAACAAAAGTGAACCAAGCGTAATGTTACAAATGACATCTGCGTCATGTGTAAATTCTCCATTTTTAACTAGCTTACGCGTTGAACCAGGAGAACCTGTTATCGCAGGCATCTTTTCTCAACCAACGGACATTTATCCAAATGGATTTTCTAGTAATAGAAATGACGATTTATTAACAAGCGGTTCATGGACATTTGAAGCAAACTATAAATGGTTACCTAATTTAATTAATTTTGTAACACAAAGTTTGTGTAGAATCAATGTTACTGGATCAAATGTAAGTGAAGGCGGTGTTATAGCTAATCTAACAGCAATAAATTCTTCTGACGGTTCAACATTAAGTTTACATTTACGTCCCGGCTCTTCACCAACATCGCCATATAAGAAAATAACACTAAACTTAGGAAACGACGAAGCAATATTTAACTCAGAAAAATGGTACATTTCGTTTGGATTCAATCGACCTTTTGAAAATAATTCTTTGTTTACAGGTTCATATTTTTTGCGTGCTTCGACACAAAATTTTGGTCAAATTAGTCGTTTATATCAAACAGCGTCAAATTTTTATGAATTAAGCAATATTTCTGGAAGCAGTGAAATTAATGCATTTAAAGAACTTGGAACAAATGTTTTTTCTGGTAGCACAACTTATTCAAATATAACAACAAACGTATCCGGAACTTTTCTACAATTCGGACAAAATGTATCAATAAAGTCAGGTTCTGTGTTACACGAAACCGGTTCTTTATATTTGAATGACGTAATTAATGTACCAACCGAAGCTAGAGAAACACATTTTTCTGGATTGATTTCAAATGTTCGATTTTGGTCACGAGCTCTAACATATAATGACTTCATAGAACATACAAAAAATTATAAATGTGTTGGTTGTGAAAATCCTCTAATCAATTTTAATTTTAATTCAACAAGTTCAGGTTCATTTGAAAAACTACGTTTAAATTCAATATGGAATCAAGAACAAACACAAGCGTTATCAACGGCAAGTATATATTTCCCGACAGGTACAATCATTCTATTAGATCAAACACAAAATCAATTTCACCTAACGGGATCAGGATTTGAAATTGAAAAAGATATTTTAATTGGTGAAACATTCAATTATAGTCATATTTCTCCATATTATGATGAGTCTGCAACAAGTGAAAATGAAAAAATTAGAATACGTAGTGCAAAATCTTTCGATTTAGTACAACAAAATAGTTGGACAGGTTGGGCTCCTGTTTATCAAACACCGTCATACGAGAAAACAACAGACAATACAAATTTTGCAATTGAATTTTCATTAATTGATAGTCTAAACAGAGATATGATCACTATGTTTTCAACATTAGAATCACTCGGTAATATCATAGGTTCACCAGAAATGGCATATTGTGTTGATTATCCTGGTTTGTTACAATTACGTGAAATTTATTTTAAACAAATACGTGGAACAATAAATTTCAAATCGTTCTTTGATTTTTTTCAGTTCTTTGATACTACAATTGGAACATTCATTGAACAATTATTGCCCCGAAAAACTAATTTTAAGGGTGTCAATTTTGTTGTCGAGTCACATATGTTGGAAAGACATAAAATAACATATCTAACAGAAGAACAATATTTGGTACAAAACGATCGACAACGATTCAAAGATGTATTACTTTTACAACAAATAGCCGGAAGTGTCAATAAATACTAGTTTGTTAATGTCATCAATAAAATTGAATTTGATATTTATATCAAGAATTAAATGAATTTTTTTCTGTCTAATTATGAAGCTTCACAGTTAAATCAACAATTTAATGAAGCACCTGTTACGTTAAAAATTAAACCAACAATTTTTACAAGTTCAATTAATACGTCTCAAATAGATCAATATCGTCAAGGTGTTGAAATAACAACACAAAAACACTTTGATTTAGGAACGTTTAAAGTGCACTCAGGCGAAATTGGCCACATTTTAAAAAGAGAATATCTTAATGACGATCCTATCTTTCGATATGATCAACAACCGTTTATAGAAATTGATACATTTGATCCAATTGAATACATTAAAACACAAGATGATATTAATCAATATTCTATATACGTAGAAAATCATACATGGCCGGTCGTAACTAGAGACAGTAATTTATCTCTTTTATACGACTTAAATGGAATTGTTGAAATTTTTGATATTCGAGACATAATAAATTTTAAGCGTTCACAATCTCGTGGAATTAATGGATCAATTGAATTTGGAACATTTAATTCTATTCTCGGCTCATCAGAAATAACAACACAAGAATATTTTATTCATAACAATAATCCCGTTTTTTTTGATTCTAGCGAAAATAATACACTTGACAATATTCCTGTTGTAAACAATGAAATTACAAGAACAACAAGTTATATTGAACAGGAGTTAACTAAAAATTTGCCCAATTCACTTGTAACAAATAGTGACATGATATTAGCATTAAATCAAATTTTGACAACCACGTCAACATATAAAACATGTGATTCTTATATAGAATATAATAAAATATCCGCAACAACAGGTTTTGTTTATGATAGTGTTCAAGGTACAGGAACTGATTCACTTGCATTTGGAGGATTTACATTTTAATGGTTGCAACACCTAAAACTTTAAGACAACGACCTCAACAAGATATAAACAAATACAATTTGTACTATGTCGTTGATCAAAATATTGGGTTAACAAATATTCACAATAGACAAATGACAATATGTTCAGGTACAACAAGTCAACCTGGATTTATTTTAGACAATGATGCACCTGGAGCTAATCTGTCCGTTATTGACATTGGATTTACTTTTCAATTTAACAACAAAAACTATAAACAAGTACATATTTCACCTTATGGATGGTTAACACTAGATTTTCCGGGTGAAAGTTGGAATCATGGTGAATTTTTTAACTCAACCTCAGCAGCATTCTATAACGGTTGTAATAATATAGATATTCGTAACGATATGACGACAAATCACGTTTTATTATGTCCGTGGTTTGAATTTTTACGTAATTATTGTAATCGTAAAAATGATGACGATCCAGATGGTTCGGGCACCTACGTTCACGCCACAAATGCACAAATGTCAAATTTAGATAGTGAATATACTAAATTTGGAATGATTAATCAAATAACAAATACATTTATACCAAGATATAGCCCCGAACTAGTCGGCGTACGATACAAGAGAGAAAATAGTTACTTAGGTCGTAGATTAATTGTTCGCTGGAATTCTTTAACAAAAACAAATGGTATCGAGTTTGAATGTGTATTATATGAAAATGGAAGAATAGAATACAGATATTGTCCGTTAAATAAATTACAAATAAACACAGACACATATTATCATACGCCCGCATGCATAGGCATTTTTGGTTCGAAGACAGAAAATATTTTTCGTGATTTTGCGTCTGAATTGGTTCCAAACAAGGTCGGTTACTTAAGTGGTAGTTATACTTGGAACGATGACGGGTTTGGCAATAAAACAACGATTAATAGTGGAACGTTTTATACACAACAAAAATATGAACGTGGTGGTTCAATTTATGATGAAAATTTTCGAGATATTATAATATCTTCATTTACTAATATAGGAGCGAGTGGTGAACGACCAAACATATCTTCGTTAAATTGTCAACAAAATTGGCCTGGTAGGTTGTTAAATGGTGCAATGTTCATATTTCAACCTCATACATTAAAAAGAAAAATTTTACCTCGTAAACAAATAAATGTAATAAATACAAACAGAATTGCACAAACAAATTCTTTGTTTGATGATAGACAAACTTTACAAAATACAACAACAACCGTTAGTTTTCCTTCTAAACTTCAACGAAACTTTGCGGGTAATACATTACGAACACAATTATTTCATGATATATTTGAAAATGATATAGTAACGACAGGCTCAAGCATAAATTCATATGATGTTTTTCAAAATACACAAGAACTTGAAAATTTTACTCAACAAAATGTACCGTATAATGAAAATTCACAAAATTTTATCATAGATGAAAATTTAAATTTCTTTCTAACTGGTACAAAGATTGATATAACTCCTGGATTTATTCAACCTCTATCATCAAAAGAACAAATTATAATTGAATTACCAATACAATACACAACAACGTTATTAACGACTGCCAGCTCGATGTACTACTATGATAATAGTATAAAGTCACTTACGCTTTGTAATGGAAATATAAGTACTTTGAATGAAAATCGAGCTCAACAAGACGTAGATCGTTTTGCTCGAGCGGAAGATTATATAGGGTTTAATCCTTGTGGAATACTTGTAACAAGCGGTACATATGAAGGTTATTTAAACAGTGGTTCATACGATGTAAATAGTTGTACACAAAGTAATAGTTATATTAACAAAACATTAAATGAACAAACGTACAAACAAGCAATACAAGCAACGTACGGTAATAGTGTATGTGTAAATCAAAATTTTAATGCAACAAATACTCAAACATTTAAATTACCTATTACACAACCATTTCTAATTGAAAAAGCAATAATAGAAATTAATATTGAAGCTGACCAAGACTGGTGTGGTGATGTTACTCAATATATTCAACCATTAACTATAGATAATCAAATTATTAGTGGTACACAATTTGTTGATGTAGGTGGTCCAGCGGTAACTTGCGCATTATTTCATCAATATAACAATTTAAATTATAAATATCGTAATTTAATTTTATCATCAACATTTACAACGATAACAGATAATACATCATCACATAATTTAACTTATAACGTCGGGGACTCTCGATTGCAATTATCTGTTTATGGGTTTAACGCAGTTGGTGCGCAGGCGTCAGCATACGTAACTCCAAATTCTAATTGGAACATAGACGACCAAGTTTTTACTACTTTTTCGGGTAGTGTAAAAATGTTTACAAAACCTCAAACAGTTGCTGGCTGTTTGGCAACAGTTCGTACAATTGCTTACACATCAAGTTCAATAATAAATCGTACTTTACTATCGGCAACTTTAGCAAATCCTTTTATAAATATAAATCATGTTGCAACGTCGCCTAACACTAGTGGCACAACGGTTAATATAAATTCAATAGCAAATTATGGAAGATCACAAACGGGATTTTTAGATTCTGGCCATTCAATTTTTGGAAAAGAATTATTAACAAATGCTAAAATTTCAAAATTTCAAAATAATTTTTTGGGTGCAGGCCAAGAATATGATTATTGGATAAATGAATATGGCGCGGTTGAAAAATTTATTACAACGTTTCCAATATCACTATATAAATTCACCGACAGTCCTTATCTAATTTATCCAAATCAAGATCTTGTTTTTGCGATCGCAAAAACAAGATCTGTTATAAACACAACAACAGATGATCCTTATTACACTACATTTGCTCATAACATAAAATTGATATCTGGTTCAAATATTAAAATTACATTGTTTGGTTCATACATTAAAGAAAATAAAGAATATCATAACATATTAAAAAATACTCAAGATGCAAATGTGTATGATGTAATTGATAATGAACCTGTTCTTGATCAATTCGAAATTTTTTCAAGAAAATCATCATTTAATTCATATACAGATTTATTTATGACGGGTACTCTTCAAACAAACGCAGAACGCACAAAAGCTTTTAATATTTGTAATGCAACAAACGATATAGCATTTGATCAATCACAAAATTATTCATATTCACTTACAAAACAATATGAAGTTGCTGGCATAAATTTATTCGCAAAACTAGTATCGGATAAAGAAAATTATTATGACAGTTATATTCCAGATATTAGACAAGTAGTAATATTAAACACTGGAAAAACGTTTGGTGCATGGCCAATTGAATCGTTAGCAACCTGGACGCTTTCAGATGGCACTGCCACAGACGATTGGATGTTAAGTTTTCCATTTGAACCAAGATATTCACAAATAAACAGATTAAAATATATGCCAACAGAATTTAGTATTTATGATTTTAATACAAGTTTACCATTGCCAAATAAAACAAGAAATATTGTAGTTCAACAAGGAAACGCTGTATGGAATTTTGATGTTGACAATAATAATTTACCCACCGGACTTTCTTCAAGAGATTTTGCAAAAAGCGCTTTTGGGTTTGGTGATTTTAATACATATTCTATTGATGGTACGGGTTATAAATATTTTCCACAGTTACGTATGGGTGTCGATGGATCGTACTATCATCCAGACATCAGAGGGTGGAAATATGGTTTAATTAATGGACAATTAACATATACATCATGTGTTTTTCGTAAAAATCACTATGGACACTTACGAGACATGCTTGAACAACGTCCATACACGGCATTTACAAATAAATCGTCTGGTCCTGTACATGTTAAGTTTATTAATCCACTAACGGGCAAAATAACAAATCCTGAAAATACATGGAGTTCAAATGTTGATTTTCATTGTACATCAAGTATGCCTTATTTTGATGGAGAATCAAAAAATAGACCTGAAATTAACGTTAATAATATGAACTTAACATTGAATTCATTATCTTATAGTGACAACAATATTACATTTCAATAAAAATTTAAATTTATGCAATCTCCATTTAAATTCATAACAAATCAATACAATGAAATTATTAAAACATTAATTTCAAGTGATTTCCAAATTGGAACAATAAATAAACAAACGGAATTACAGTTATTTGGTGGTTTGTCATTGCAACCAATTAGGTATGTGATATCAAATAATACACCCATTTACATTGCAGATAAAAATAGTATAGCTGAAATTGAAATATTAAGTTCTATTGCTCTTGTTTATTTACCTCAAACGCCTCAAATAGGTCGTGTTATCTTTATTAAAGATTACTCTGGACTGGCAACTACAACGAATATACAAATTACAACCCAACAAGGGAATATATTAATAGATGATGCATACACAAAAACAATTTTTAGTAATTACGGTTCCACAGTTTTATTTTGGAATGGCATAAAATGGCAAACTCTCGTGCTATTCACAGCGTCAGGTTCGATTGGTCCAATTGGTCCGACCGGCCCAACGGGTGCGCAAGGTGTGACAGGTCCAACTGGTCCGTCAGGTCCGACTGGAGCAACTAGCACTGTAACTGGTCCGACTGGTCCGACTGGACCGATTGGTCCGACTGGTGCAGCTAGCATAGTAACTGGCCCAACTGGTCCAACTGGTCCTACATCAACTGTTACAGGTCCGACAGGTTGGACAGGACCATCTGTGACAGGTCCAACCGGTCCGACCGGACCGTCTGGTGCAGCTAGCACTGTGACAGGTCCGACTGGTTGGACCGGTCCAACTGGAATAGGTTATTTTGCAACATCGGCAAGTAGTATTACTATAGGTTTAGGTTCACAAAATGTAACTGTCGGATTTGGATATGCATATGTAGCTGGAGCAAGAATTCGAGTAATCGCTACCTCATCGCCAACAAATTATATGGAAGGTCCAATTACACTAATTGATGAAGACACATATACATTTACAAGCGAAAACATTTCAGGCAGTGGAACGTATAATTCTTGGTATGTTACAATAACAGGTAATGTTGGACCGACTGGCTACACTGGACCGACTGGTTACACTGGACCGACTGGTTGGACGGGACCATCTATCACTGGTCCAACAGGCCCGACGGGAAGTACAGGAGCTACAGGTGGCGCAAATATTTTACAAAAAATTAGAACAGACGCTGGTATTGTTGGTAGTGCCACAAAAACATTTGCTGTTTCAGGTATTGCAGATTATGTTGGAGGCACACATTTAATTGTTTATCCACAAAACGAATCTGGTCCTGCAAATAAATTATTTTTATTAACATCTGGTGCAATTGACGGGCAGGAATTAAGTATACACCACGGCGGATCCTGGCCAGATGCTTACGAAATAACATTGAATATGGATATTTGCAATGGATTAAGTGGCAGCGTAATAAAAAGTTTGGCGGGTGGGGCGGAGTTTCCTGACACTGAAGGCATCGACGTAATTTTTTCTGGTTCAAATTGGTATTGGTGGCGGTTGCATGGTTACTCAACGACGCTTTAAATACTTAGATATGATATTATTTTATCACACATCGTGTCTGTAAATTTATGATTTTTTATAAGAAATTCTATTCCAAATCTAACAGAATCATATTTAAGATGCCAAATACCAAAAAATATATTTGAAATTGGCGTACTAGAATTTGTTACAAACGTAGCAAATGCTTTTTGATCATTGTTTGCATTGATTTTCCACATATCATATTGTTGTTGAGAATCAATTATAAAATGTCGAACTTTATTTTGCATAATTTTAACTTTTTCTTGCGTTTCTAACGTCAACATTGGAATTATGTCATCAATAGTTCCATTTAAAATAGCAACAAGAATATTGCGTTTTGATGCACTTACTGTGAATTTTGTTTTATGTGCAAGAACATAGTTTGTATTCTTAATTTTACAACGATTAAACATATCATCACATAACACAAATCCCTCTAAAACAACAGGATTTTGTACGTCAGCATATGCTTTTATTGCTTCAAACGAAAATAAGTCATATGTTGTAGGTCGAGGAATCATTGGATCAATTTGCCACATACCCATCACGTTTAATTCTTCTAACGTAGAATTGTCGCGAATGGCAATCAAAGTAATTTTTGTTTCTTTATAATCAACAACAATTCGATTTACTGGTGATGTTAATTCAAAAACATATGTATAACTTTTACACAAAGAATCAAAAAAATCTTTTCTTGTCTTATTTTGAGATGTTAAGATATTATCGAGACCTTGCATAAAAAGATCATAAAATGTCATATTTTTTTCAATATCACCGTCACTAATCTTTACGTCTGCTTCTGGAACGCTTCTGGTGCCCACACACCACTTCGAGAATAATTTGTCCCAATAAAGGATGGTACAAGTGCCATCAAGCTTTTCATAAACTCGGGCCGTTCTTAAGCAAACTTGCGCGCAATTGGTGTCTCCATAATTATAGAAACGGTTCATTGGATAAGCAAGAATTTGACATTCCCCAACGATAACGTCATCAGAATAATACCCTGATGTAGGACGTAAAATCAATCCACGACATTCTTCAGCAAGTTTATCACCATTCTTTGTTAATATCTGATCATAGTTAAGACTAAATTTTGTCTTTTTCGAGTCCCAATGAGCTTTTACACCATGTTCTTCTTTAAGTTGATTTAGTGTATGTTGTTGTAAATATTTTGTAATTAGTAATGACATAATTTATTATAACATACGATCAATTTTAATACACATATGAACATATACAAAGTACTTAGTACAATTAAATTAGGATAATGTGTAAATTTCGGCACATCTTTGATTTTGATGACACGCTTGTAACAATAGAAAATGCAAGTATAATCGCAATTGACAAAGAAACAAAAGAAAAATTTGTCTTTAGTACCCACCAGTGGACAACACATAAAGTTGATCAAGATAAATATGATTATGACTGGTCACAATTTTCTCGACTTGCATTAAATTATAAACCGATTACATCGACATTAAAGTTACTAAAAGACGTATATAAAGCGTATACTGCCGCCGCAATTACTATTTTGACATCTCGTGGTTGTCCAGTAGGTCCACAAGAATTTTTAAAAATTTTTGGAATGAACGATGTTAATGTTGTTGCTCTTGGAGAAAAAGCTAACAACGTTGATGGAAAAGCGTTGTGGATTAAACAAGAAATCATAGACAATAATTTATCTTATGTGTCGTTCTACGACGATAATATATCATATATTAATGAAGTAAAAAAATTACAACAAGAATTTCCTAATGTAATTTTTAATATTCAACATGTTACTTCTTAAGCGATTTTAACATTTGAAGCAAATGTTGATATTTTTCACCACTTAGTTTCTTTTGTTTGATCAAATCAAGCATTTCATCGTATGAAAGTTCTTTTTTTGAACCGTCATCATATGACACTTTAATATTATCATTATCGCTTCGTTCAAGAAGAGTAATTTCGCATAAATGTTGTGATAGTTCTTCACGTATAATTTGTCGAAGTTGATTCAATTTGATTTGCATAATCATAAATATTCCAGAAAAACAAAAGGCCTCAAAAGAGACCTTTATAATTGGAGCAGGTTTACTCATTTCGATTGAGCATCCCCTTCCTGGTTGGAAGGTGTCCTACCATTTAGACGAAAACCGCATTTAGATATTTAAATTATATCAATAAATTTTCAAATGTTTAACTTTTACAATAAAGAAAGATGACCAGTAATTTGATCAAGTTCTTCTTTTTCAGCAGGCCCGAACGCTGCGCACGTAAGTGTCGGAACCCCTGCAAATTCCGTTTTTCCTACATCAATTATTGGATAAACAGGAACATTGTTTACTTCGGCTTTTAGTATTAATTGTTCAAGTTCTTCTTGAGAATTACAACTTACAACAATCTTTGTAAAAATACCTTCAATCCAAGCCGCTTCATCTTTAGTTAACTCAACAATAAGTTTATTATGATCTTCGCTAAGATTATTATCAAGCAAAAATTTCATAGAAGCATGAGCAACTTGGGATGCAATTTTGCCCTTGCGCATATTTAGGTCACGCCTAACGACTATGACTTGTCGAATATTATGTTCCATTTTATTCTTCAACTTTCTTTGTAAGATTACATTGAGAAACCGCTAATTCAACTATTTCTTTTTCTTTTAGTTTTAACGAAGTTTGAACTGGAATAGATGTTCCAGGTAACGCATACATAA